AGAGCTATGACAACTGATTCATTTGATGATGTTGTTGATCTTGTAAAAGACATATATGAATGGACTAAAGAAAACCAAGAAGAGCTTTTATCTAAACCACAACCAGAAAAAGACGAGAATGATCAAAATGAATCAATCGAAACCGAAGGATCATCCCCAGGGCATGACGACGGCATACCTAACGAAGATGAGGGAAATCAGAATTCAGACGAATCTGAAAGCCCTAGAGAGTCTGATCAAAATGAACAGGAGTCTAACGCGGATGCTGGAAACGCAAACGATGACTCTAATGAATCTGATCCAGTCAAATCAAATGTTCCAGCGCATGGAGCAGGAGGAGAGTTCTCCGAAACAGACAGAGAATTCAGATCAAATGAAAGAAAGCTACTCGAAACCGAGCCAGATGGAACTCAACCTTTAGTCATCAACGAGATGAACAAAGACATTATGAATAAGGTAGTTATTCCTTACAAAAAGCTTGAAGAAGCAAGAATCAAGCATCGTAAACAGCAAAATGCTGAAATTCTCTTATGGCAAGACTATGAGGATTATGAAAAATTCGGTAAGCAAACTCTTACATACGATGACTTTAGAAATGACTTTGTTACTTACATGAAAGAAGTAAAGAGAAATGTTAACTACGCTGTAAAAGAATTCGAAATGAAGAAAGCAGCATATCGTTATACAAGAGCTCAAACTGCAAAAACAGGCTCAATTGATGTCAATAGACTATGGGCATACAAAACTAATGATGACATTTTCAATCGTGTTACTAAATTAGCTGATGCTAAAAACCATGGAATGATGATGATGATCGATTACTCAGGCTCTATGAGTGGAGTAATGAAGAATGTACTCGATCAAGTTATTCACTTATCAATGTTTTGTAAGGCTGTAAATATTCCTTTCGAAGTTTACTCATTCACTAATCAAAACAAAGACCTTGGTGGTTACTGGGATAGACACGACGAAGAAAAAGCTCCTAAGCAACAAGATGCTGAAGCACATCATAATGCTTTGGCTCTTGCTCAACTTACTGCAGGATCGTTAAAGAAAGCCGATTTTGAAGAGTCAATATATGGTCTATATGCTAGAAAGATGTGGATTGAAAATAAAGGATACGATAGAGAAATTACTCCTCACTATGAAGAGTATGGTTCTACTCCACTTAACATTGCTCTTATGGGCGCTCACAGAATGGTTGATAAGTTCATGAAAAAGAATGCTATTGAAAATATGAACTTTGTAGTTATCAGTGATGGTGCTACAGATTCAATTGATGTAGTACAAAAGAGTGATGTCAATCATACAAAGACTGATCGTTGGGAAACTAAAGTTGTTATGAATATCATGGGTAAGCCTGTTAAAGCAAATAACCGTAGAACAGCAGCTACTAAAGCTCTACTAGAAAATTTGCAAAAGCAATTTGGTGCAACAACTCTTGGATTCTTTATTGCTAATGATACCCATCAATATAGGCATGAGCTTGCAAATCTCTCTGTTCAATCAGGAGAAAATGGATATGATGACTTTGAAGTCTTTAAAAAGAATAAGCAAAGAGAATTCTCTCAGAAAAGATGTTTAACAGCACATGATGTGTATGGTTATAACGAGTACTATATTCTTAAAAGACAAGCAACAAACACAGAAGCTGATGAGTTTGAAGTAGAAGAAGATGCTACTAAGAATCAGATCAGAAATGCATTCAAAAAGCATAGCAAATCTAAGAAGAATAACAAAACGCTATTGACTAACTTTGGTAAGGCGGTAGCATTATAGAAAAAAAAGTGAAAAAAAGTGAATTATTTTTCAAAAAACCGTTTACAAACGCGCCGAACTATGGTATAATAGTAGGTATAAATGATAAGGAGTATATATTATGAATAAAGTGAAAGTATCAAGCGAAATAATCTTAAAGGAACTGGTGAACAGATATCCTGACCAGACTCAATTTCGTAAACAACAAATCGTAGACGTTGGAGAATCCTTTGGATATTCCGGTAAGGACTGGGATCCTCTAATGCAAAAAGACAACAGGGTCAAAATTGGCACCTATTGTCTACAATCTTTTATTGAAAAACTTGGACCAGTAAGTAAGGAACCTGCTATGATTCCAGCAACCGCTGCAAAAATGCAATCCATCGTAAATGATGAAACCACATTCGCTTCAAAGGACGATACATTCGTACCTTGGGGTTCATTCCACGATATCGTAAAAATCGTTAAGTCTGGAATGTTCTATCCAACTTACATCTCAGGTCTATCAGGAAATGGTAAGACCTTCATGGTCGAGCAAGCATGTGCTAAGCTCGGTAAAGAATTTATCAGAGTTCAAATCAATCCAGAAACTGATGAGGATGATTTGCTTGGTGGATTCAGACTTATTAATGGCGAAACAGTATTCGCAAAAGGACCTGTACTCAAGGCAATGGAGAATGGAGCAGTTCTTCTCCTTGACGAGATTGACAGGGCAACTAACAAAATCATGTGTTTACAAGGTATCCTCGAAGGAAAGCCTGTACTCGTTAAAAAGACAGGTGAGGTTGTAAAACCAGCTCCTGGCTTCAACGTTATTGCTACAGCAAACACAAAAGGTAAAGGTTCAGAAGATGGCAGATTTACAGCTGCTTCTATTATCGATGAAGCTTTCCTTGAAAGGTTTACTATTTCAGTAGATCAAACCTTCCCTTCAGTCGGTATCGAAAAGAAAATCGTATTGAAGCACATGGAAAAGTTCGGCATCATGGATGATGACTTTGCTCAAAACCTAGTGACTTGGGCTGACATCATTCGTAAAACATTCTTTGATGATGGGGTTGATGAAGTTATCTCAACTCGTAGGCTTTGCCACATCGTTCAAACTTTCTCTATTTTCAACAATAAGCAGAAAGCAATTGATCTATGTATCGCAAGGTTTGACGATGATACAAAGGAAGCTTTCCTTGATCTCTACAGCAAAGTAGATAGCGGTGTCGAAATTGTAACTGATGAAAATTATGAAACAACAGAAGATACAGTATAAATTTAATGAGGGAGCTCTAGTAAACGAGCTCCTGACTTATATAAATAAAACATATGATGGCCATTATTCAAAGAATAATTTCCAATCAACAGAATTTATAATTGATTGTGGTCATGGTATGGGATTTGCAATTGGTAATGTACTAAAATATGCGCAAAGGTATGGTAAGAAAGACGGACTCAATAGAGCTGATCTACTAAAAATTCTTCACTATGCTGTAATCGCATTACATGTACATGATTTGAATGAGGTGAAAAATGAAACTAAGTAATGATACTTTAAACGTCCTAAAGAACTTTGCTTCGATCAATCCTAATTTGGTATTCAAACCAGGTCAAAAGTTGAAAACAATCAGTGAAGCAAAGACTATTCTTGCCTCAGCTGATATCGTTGAAGACTTCCCTGTAGAATTTGGAGTCTATGACTTAAACGAATTCTTATCAGTATATAACCTGATTGAAGATCCAGAACTGGAGTTCGAAGACAAATCAGTTCTTATTAAAAATAGCAGTGTAAATAATCAAAAGGTGAGGTATTTCTACTCATCGCCTGAGATTCTTACTACGCCGCAAAAAGATATCCAAATGCCGGAGCCTGAAGTTGGAGTCAATCTATCTGATGATGTATTGAACCAAATTAGAAAAGCAGCTGCAGTACTTGGACATACAGAACTTTCCATTCAAGGAGAAGGTGGAGTTGTAACCGCGTCAGTATTTGACTCAAAGGATGCAACATCAAATTCTTTTACAATGGAACTAGACAAAGATAACGCATGTAAAAATGAGTTCAACTTTGTCGTAAGTATTCCTAACTTGAAATTGCTCCCTGGGGATTACTTTGTAAGTATTTCCTCTAAGCTTATTTCTAACTGGACTAATAGTAATTATCCTGTGGAATATTTTGTAGCTTTGGAGAAAAGCTCAACATATGTTGTATAAATATATTATGCAGCAATCTTCATTAAATGATGGAGATAATGTGGGAAGTGCCGATGGTCGGGCTTCTCTAATTAGTCAAACTTTGCAAAGGAGAAAAAAATGGCTGAAGAAGTAACTAATGTAGAACAGCAAGAGCCTGTTCAACTTCAACTTAATGACATCGCTACTATGGTGCAAGTCATCGATCTAGTCTCAAGAAGAGGCGGGTTCGAAGGACCTGAACTAGAAGCAGTTGGTGGTCTTAGGTCAAGAATCGTAGCGTTTCTAAACGCTGCTTCTAAAAACGCTGAAGAACAACCTGAAGGTCAAGTTCCAGTTGTTGAAGAAGAAGTTGAAACAGACGGCGACGCTGGCTAATAAACGAGAGGGGAGCAAATCCCCTCTTTATTTTTTGAAGGAATTATATTATGGATATATCAGAACAAACAAAACTACTCGATGCTCTCAAAAAAGGTACAGTAACAGTATCCTTTAGAAAGATCGATACAGGCGAACTAAGAGTTATGCCTTGTACCCTCAATCCCGCAGTGCTAGAAGCAAATGGCGTTACAACTAAAGTAGAATATCAACCTAGGAATATGGAAGCATATCCTGTTTGGTCTTTAGATAAAAACGCATGGAGAGCTTTTAGGTTAGATACTGTCGAAGGTTGGGAGGTATTAGGTGAATGAATTTCTCTGGGTAGAAAAGTACCGTCCTCAAAACATTGATGACTGCATTCTTTCGCCGGAATTGCATAGTACTTTTACCGAAATAATTAATCAAGGCGAAGTCCAAAACATGATGTTTACTGGTACTGCAGGTACTGGTAAAACTACTGTTGCCAAAGCGATTTGTAATCAGCTTAATTTGGACTACTTACTTATTAATGGTTCAGAAGAATCTGGCATTGATACACTTCGTAATAAGATCAAACAATTCGCATCAAGCGTTTCGTTGGAAGGTGGATATAAAGTTGTAATCCTCGATGAGGCTGACTATCTCAATCCACAATCAACTCAACCAGCTTTACGTGGATTTATCGAAGAGTTTTCAGCAAATTGTCGATTCATTCTAACCTGTAACTTTAAGAATAGGATTATTGAACCACTACATTCAAGATGTACTGAGGTCAATTTTACTATTCCAAAGAAAGATAAAGAAAGACTGGCTTCAGTCTTTATGGCCCGCCTAATGATGATTCTCACAGAAGAGAACATCAAGTTCGAACAACCAGTCTTGGCAGAACTTATCATTAAGTACTTCCCAGACTTTCGTAGAACTATAAACGAGCTTCAAAGGTATTCAACAACAGGTCAAATCGATAGTGGCATACTTGTAAATGTAGGTGATGTATCTATCAACGAGCTGGTGTCAGCATTGAAGCTTAAAGACTTTCGTAAGATGAGAACTTGGGTTGCAAACAATATTGATGTAGAACCAAGTGTAATCTTTCGAAAGCTATATGACAATATGAGCGACTTCGTAGAAGCAGCATCCATTCCACAACTTGTTCTTATCCTGGCAGATTATCAATATAAGAACAGCTTCGTAGCAGATCATGAACTCAATACAGTTGCATGTCTTACTGAAGTTATGGCAGGAGTAAAGTTCAAATGAGTTGGGATATAATCGAAGTACACTTTGAAGGTACAAAGAAAAGATGGCGTGCAGTTCTATTCAACGAAGCAAGAGCTATTATAAAAGAACAAACCTTTGATACACGTGTAGAAGCCGAAATACATGTAAGGGATAACTACATGGAGATTTGCAAATGAATCCGTTTGAATACGTCAATGCAATCAACATGACGAAGAAAGATATTATGGTTGATGATGTAGCAGAAAAAGAGTATACTCCGTTTCTGATCAATCGATCGCTATCATACTTTGCCGATACTGTATTGTTTGCTAACGAAATGAATCGTTATCATCATGCAGATCATCGCCTTCAGTTTGATTTTTTTATAAATATAATTAAGAAAAAGAAAAGATTCTCCAAGTGGATTAAGCCACAGGAAATTGAGAATCTTGAACTCATCAAAGAATATTATGGATATAGCGATGAAAAAGCTAAGTCCACATTATCATTACTAAATAATGAACAAATTGAAGAGTTGAAACAGAGGATTTATAAAGGTGGAAAGCGATAACACATACAACAACTGGAATCCAGCTGCTATGCTGGAAGTTACTCTGAACGAGCCAGATGACTTTCTAAAAATACGTGAAACTCTTACGAGAATCGGTGTGGCTTCAAGAAAAGATCAAAAGCTTTTTCAATCATGTCATATACTACATAAGCAAGGACGATATTTTATCGTTCACTTTAAAGAACTATTTCTACTAGATGGAAAACCATCTAACTTAGTAGAGAATGACATAGAACGTAGAAACACAATTGCTACGTTACTTGCTGATTGGGGATTAGTAACAATCGTAAACAGCGAGCAAGCTCAACCTCTTGCTCCATTAAGACAAATCAAGGTGATTCCCTTTAAGGAAAAGAATCAGTGGGAGCTATGTCCTAAATACAATATAGGAAATAACTCACGAAATGAAGACAATTAAAAAAGCATTTAAAGGATTTCATAAAATCATGAAGTCCGGCAGGATTAATAAAGTTATAAAACTTATGAATCCGACAGGTAAACCTGTATAAATAATATATGAGAGATGCCGAGGGTTCGGGTCTCCACTTAACCTTGCTATTTAATAGGAGGAAATAAAAATGGTAAGAAATACTTTGAACGTACCACGTTCACTATTCGTTGGCTTTGATACTTTGTTTGAAGATCTAGAAAGAATTCATGCAAGTGCAAGAGCTGGAACAGATAACTACCCACCACATAACATTGTAAAAATCGATGACGAGAAATTCCTCATCGAACTTGCAGTAGCGGGTTTTAAACAAGATGACATTGACATTGAGTTGAAAGATGGCATCCTTAAAATCAGAGGTGAGGTCAAATCTGATGATGAACGTGAATATGCTTTTAAAGGTATATCGTCCCGCAAATTCGAGAAGAGCTTCCGACTCTCTGAATTTGTCGTAATTGACGGTGCTGATTTTCAAGATGGAATACTAGTCGTATATGCGAGAGTTGAAATCCCAGAAGAGCAGCGTCCTAGGAAGATCGAAATAGGGTCTGCTGGGGCATCAAAGAAAAAGCAATATTTAAAAGGCTAATCAGCGAATACTCAGCAGGTAAGTTTAACAACTTTTTTGCTGGAGAAAATCAATGAAGTATATAAATGAATTTATTGAAACTCATGATTTTGCTGAGGCCCTTGATCTCATGACAACCATTATTGCTGGAATTGTCGTAGCCGGATTCGTTCTAGGCTTGGCACCCGCGATAATGTACATGGCATGGTATACGTAGGGACTGTGAAATTCATGCGGGGGAGGGAAACTTCCCCCAACCTTATTAAGTGAAAAAAAACGTTTACAAAACGTCCAAACTATGGTATAATATATATTATGACAAAAGCATTCTACACAAATGTTTCTCGATACGGCAACTCTATTCTCCTTCGTGGATTTGACGAGCTTGGCCAAAGAGTAAACAGTAAAATCAAATATCAGCCGACATTCTTTGTCGGTACATCCCGTCCAACTTCATGGAAATCTCTTACTGGCGTACCTGTTGCTCCAGTCATGATGGATTCTATGCGTGAAGCTAAGGAATGGATTCAAACTAACAAACAAACCGCTGGTCGATATATCTTTGGAAATGACAGATATGTGACCACATTTATTAATGACAACTTCCCTGGCCAAATCGATTTCGATCGAAACAAAGTTAATGTTACATCAATCGATATCGAGGTCCAATCAGACGATGGATTTCCAGAGCCAGACAAAGCAGATAAAATCGTAACTGCAATTACAATCAAAAACAATATTGACAACACTTACTATGTCTGGGGTCTTGGCGACTACGATGTCGAAAGCTCTTACATGAAAACAAATCGTGTTGTCTACTATCGATATGATTCCGAAGCTGATTTGCTTATCAACTTTATTACTCATATCTCTCAAGCTTCTCATTGTCCAGACGTTATCACGGGCTGGAACGTACGATTCTTTGATATTCCATATCTTGTAAATCGTATCCATCGCTTACTTGGCGAACCATACGTCAAACGACTCAGTCCCTGGGGATTGGTAAATCGTCGCGACGTAACAAAGATGGGTCGTACTCAAACTGCATTCGAACTCAATGGGATATCCATTATCGATTACTTGGATCTATTCCAAAAGTTTGGCTATTCGTATGGTCCACAAGAATCTTACAAACTCGATCATATTGCTCATGTTGTTCTTGGCGAACGTAAACTCAGCTATGAAGAACACGGCACACTGCATAGTCTATACAAAAACGACTTCCAAAAGTTTATTGACTATAATATCAAAGACGTTGAATTGGTTGATCGTATCGAAGACAAGCTTGGCTTGATTACTTTGTGTATGACCATAGCATACAAAGGTGGCGTTAATTACAATGATACCTTTGGCACTACCGCGATATGGGACTCAATCATTTATCGTAAACTATTCGAAAACAAGATTGCAGTACCATTCATTGAAGATAAAACTAAAACATTCTATCCAGGCGGCTTTGTCAAAGAACCTCATATTGGAATCCATGACAATATTGTATCATTCGATCTTAACTCACTGTATCCATCGATCATTATGCAATACAATATGTCGCCTGAAACAATCGATGATGGCAATGTAGTTCAATTTGATATAGATAACATGTTAACCAAGCCATGGAAATCTCCAGCGGCTAACGATAACAAAGCTCTTGCAGCTAATGGACAATACTTTCGAACAGATACTCCTGGTATTATTCCAACGATTATTGACGAAATGTACAGTGAAAGGGTAGGAGTCAAAAAGCAAATGATTGACTCTCAACGTAAATTACAAAAGGTAGACAAAGATGACAAACAACAACTTTATGCGATTGAAAGAGATATTGCAATCGCTGAAAACAAACAAATGGCTATTAAAATCCTGCTTAATTCTCTTTATGGTGCTTTGGGCAACCAGTACTTCAGGTTCTTTGACCAACGAATTGCGGAAGCCATTACTCTCACCGGTCAACTCACTATACGTTGGGCAGAGTATTCACTCAATAGATACCTTAATGGTATATTGCGAAAAGGTCAATCCTACAAAGATTATGTTCTTGCTATCGACACCGACAGTTTGTATGTATGCCTAGATGATCTTGTCCAAGCAGTCAAACCAAGTAATGCAGTTGACTTTCTAGATAAAGTATGCGAAGATAAGCTTGAACCTGTCTTGGCTGATTCTTACTCTGAACTATATCAACTACTTGGCGGTGTAAACAATCGTATGGTTATGAAACGAGAAGCTATCGCTGATCGTGGTATCTGGACTGCAAAGAAAAGGTATATCCTCAATGTTCATGACAACGAAGGCGTACGATATGCTGAACCAAAACTCAAAATCATGGGTATCGAAGCTATCAAGTCTTCTACACCTGAACCATGTCGTGATGCTCTCAAAGAAATATTCAAAGTTATCATTTCAAGCGATGAAAGAAATACTCAAAATGCTATCGAACAATTCAAAGATTATTTCAGGACATTGCCGGCAGATCAAATTGCATTTCCTCGTGGCGTATCAAAAGTTCGCGAGTTCCGTGATCATAACTCGATCTATAAAAAAGGTACTCCAATTCATGTCCGTGGAAGTCTCCTATATAATAAGTCGGTCGAAGATTTATCGCTTAAGAAAAAGTATACAATGATCAACAATGGAGACAAAATCAAATTCGTCTATCTGCGTAAGCCAAATCCAATCCATGAAAATGTCATGGCCTTCCCAGACTATTTGCCTGAAGAGTTTGGCCTAAGCAAATACATCGATTACGAAACTCAGTTTCAAAAGACTTTCCTTGATCCGATCGAACCAATCCTAGATGCGGTTGGTTGGTCGTCCAAGGAGATTGCAACGTTGGAGGATTTCTTTTGAAAAAGTCCTTTACAAATGAAAGAAAGTATGGTATAATAGATACCTATGGAGAAAAAATATGAAATTAGTGCGTTTAACATCTGGTGAAGAAGTTATTGGTAAAGTAAGAGATTCAGCTGATTCAATTTACATTACTGATGGTTTTTCACTTGTAGTAACTGAACCTGGCAAGATTGGATTTATTCCATTTATGCCGTATGCTAAAGAACAAGAAATGCAAATCAATAAAAGATTTGTGATGATGGTTCTAGATCCTGTGGATGAAATGGTTGACCAGGTAAGACAAATGACAAGCGGTATTCAAGTACCGGATAAGAGGATTGTGACATAATGAGTAACAATTGGGTAGAAGACATTCATGATATGCAAACAAAGTATAAGACTCGTGAATGGGTAAGAGATAATCCTGATAAGTATTATCAGTTTTTAAACTTTAGAGCAGACTTCCTACAGGAAGAGCTGGATGAAACTAAAAGAGCAATTATGGCTGGCGATGCTGAAGAAATCGTTGATGGTCTAATTGATCTTTGCGTTGTAGCAATTGGAACGCTAGACGCATTTAATGTAGATGGCAATAAAGCTTGGGATGAAGTTCTCAAAGCTAACATGCAAAAAGAAGTTGGTGTAAAAGAATCAAGGCCTAATCCACTTGGATTGCCTGATCTTATCAAGCCAGATGGCTGGGAAGCACCATCACACAAAGGTAACTATGGCGATCTCCCTAACGATATTTGATAGCATATATGATAATAAGACTCATAAGAGAATGGACTATGATTCATTCGAAGATTTTGAGACTGTATTATTAAAGCTATCTCAACAAAACAAGTATAAGAAAAAGACTGATGCTCCTTTAATCAGTCCAGCAATTTATACTGAAAATTCTACCAGAGCAAATGACAACGTAACAGGTTGGGGTGGCTTTGGTATTGTTGATGTTGATGATTATCAAGGAGACATTAAAGATATCGAACAGAAATATTCTAAATATCGATACTTTTGTTACTCAACCGCTTCTTCAACAAAGGAGCATCCAAAATTCAGATTGGTATTTCCTCTTACAGAATATGTACCAGCTGACAAAATCAAACATTTCTGGTTTGCCTTAAATAAAGAAATAGGAGACATTGCCGATGCACAAACCAAAGATTTATCGAGGATGTACTATGTACCGTCATCCTATGATCGAGCGTTCAACTTCGCCTTCTCACATGAGGGAGAATGCATGGACCCAAATGAACTCATGGGAGCACACAAGTACGTCGTACCAAATGAATCGTTTTTCGATAAGCTACCAACAGCTATCAAAGAAGGACTCATCGCTCACAGAAAAGGACAACTCAATAACACTGACTTTTCATGGACCGGATATCGAGACTGTCCTTTTGTAAATAAAAGACAAATAGAAGAATACAAAGGTATTACAGGTACAGGTTGGTACGCAAAAATGTATCAAATAATGGTATCAACTGCGGGTAATGCAATGTCAAAAGGTTATCCAATTACAGCAAAAGAAGTTGCTTATATATGTCGCGATCTCGATAATGAGACAGGTAATTGGTATGGAAAACGCGATATGGAACGGGAGGCTGAAAGAGCAATTGAGTTTGTATTCAGAAATAATTTATAATGGACTTTCATATAAACGATATTGATCAGCAGACTTGGGATAAAAGATCTCGAGAAGAATGCGATAAAATAAAGACGAATAAATCATTTATACTAAGTGGAAGATCAGAAGAAGATCTTTTATTTAGGTCTAGGCAGGGTCAAGCTGCTGAAGTATTTTTAATGGAACATTGTGGATATGATGATGATATTAGAGATTATCACGATGTCATGGATCCAGAAGGTAACTATGTAGAAGTCAAAGTAGTAGGATCTGAAAAATATCTAGTTGACAATCTAGAAAAATGGGCTTATGATAAATCAAGTAATTGGTGGAAACATTGGCCTGATATTTTAATGGTCTGGGAGAATAACGGTTACGATCCGGACTATAAATATCTAGGTAAATATTATTGGAATGACAATAATAAAAGCTGGAGGAAAGATGTATAGATATAACGTAGAAGTTACTAGAGTCGTAGATGGAGATACAGTTGATGTAGATATCGATCTTGGCTTTGGTATGATCTATAAAAAACAACGTGTAAGGATGATGGGTATAGATACTCCTGAGTCTAGAACAAGAAACTTAGAAGAAAAGTATTACGGTAAATTAAGTAAAGCACACTTACAAAAAATCTTAAGTGAAGGTAACATCCAATTGTTATCTCATGATAAAGGTAAGTTTGGTAGAATCCTTGGTGAACTCTTTATTGGAGATAGCGTGTATAGTATTAATCAACAAATGATTGATGAACATCATGCAGTTCCGTACTTTGGTCAATCAAAAGATGATACAGAAAAAGGACACCTTTGGAATAGAGCAGCTCTTAATGAACAAGGATTTATTTACGAAAAAAAGTAAAATAAACGTTTACATTGACGTGAAAATGTGGTATAATATAACTATTAATTTATGGAGTCGATATGAAAGAATCTGTCAAAGTTTTGCAAGAATGCGCAGAACTACAAACTAAAAAATCCCAAGACTATCAAAGTGATGAGTCAACAATAACTCAATCGATGCATTATCGTAGAGGTGTTGATACTATCCACGATATTATTCTTGGTAAAGTCATTCGAGCAACATCACTCCTAGAATCTGGCAATAATCCAAACTTCGAATCGCTTGAAGATACTTACAAAGATATGATTAACTATTGTAGCTTTGCTGTATCTTATATGCGTGGCAGAATGGAAGGCCAAGATCCTGCACGTGATATGTTCAACAAACCGGTAGATGCTGCATCTGCTAAACAACAACTACTTGATGAGTCAAACGATGAATAAAGAAATTTCTGAAATTCAAACTTATTTCATTCAGGAACTAAAGAACGAAAATTTTACTATCGATAAGACTGGTGCTAAAACCATTGAACTTATTGGTGCAAGTTTCTATGCTGATGAAGGAGCAATCTTTGGTAAACCTAACTATGAATATATTGATAGAGAACTAGATTGGTATGAATCTCAATCTACAAATATCAATGACATATATGGATCTGATAGAGAACCACCTGAAGCTTGGCAGTATTCAGCAAATGATTATGGCGAAATCAATTCTAATTATGGCTTACTAGTTTTTGGCGAAAAGTACTATGAGCAATTCGAACATGTAATTCAAGAGCTTAAAACTAATCCAGATTCTCGTAGAGCTTCAATGATTTACAACCGTCCATCTATTTGGAAAGAATATAATGAGAACGGTAAAAACGATTTCATTTGTACTAATGCTGTAACGTATTACATTCGTGATAATAAACTACATGCAACAGTTCAAATGAGATCTAACGACGTTATCTTTGGATATCGTAATGATTGGGCATGGCAAAGATTTATGATGGAAGAAGTCATGCATGAACTCGAACTTGATGAACTAGGCGATATGATCTGGCAAGTTCAAAACCTACACGTATATGAAAGGCATTTTCACCTTGTGGTCTAAACCCGAATTGACAAAATGGGACGAACGATATCTTCGCTTAGCGAGGGAAGTATCTACATGGTCCAAAGATCCAAGTAAAAAGATTGGATGTATTGCTGTAGGAAGTAGAGGACAAGTCCTCGCCCAGGGATATAATGGATTCCCAAGAGGTATTGAAGATAGCGATTATAGATACGAAGATAGAAAAGAAAAATACAAATATGTAGTCCATGCTGAAATGAATTGCATATATAATGCTGGTTGGAATGGAGTATCGCTTAATGGGTCAACATTCTACATTTATGGATTACCAGTTTGCAGTGAATGTGCAAAAGGATTAATTCAAGTTGGTGTAGT